GAACTGGGACGATTGATACCAGTTTCCGGGGGAGCCTATTGCGTCGTTATAATTTTTGGTGCAACATGGTTCTCCCGCTGTGCAACAACAAGAGGCTAGATAATGGAAACGAGAGAGTTTTTGGGGACTGTTTTAAGCGGGGAAGGACATTACTGCATTGTCGGTGTTGAGGAGTTGCATGGAGAGAAACGTAAGGCAAAAGTCAAACAGACGTTTCACGCAGACATCGATTCTGCGATTGAAGCTGCGTTAGAGCATGATGCTGACGGACTGCACGCATACTTTGGGCTTGCAACGTACGAAGAACCAAACTCCCGCAAGAACGACAACGTTAAGTATTTGAAGTCTTTATTCCTTGACCTCGATTGCGGGGTGGGTAAGGACTATGAAACACAAGCAGAAGCCCTACGTGACTTACGTACCTTTTGCTCTACCTTGCGACTGCCACGCCCTACCCTGATCAATTCCGGCAGAGGGATACACGTCTATTGGTTTCTTAACAAATCTGTTACTAGATCAGAGTGGCTACCCGTTGCTGAGCGGTTGAAAGAGTTGTGCATGGAGCATGGATTGTTGGCTGATCCCTCTGTCACTGCCGATTCCGCCCGGGTACTGCGCGTTCCGAATACCCACAACTATAAGGATTCTCCACCTAAACCGGTCAGTATTGTTGGAAATCCTTCTGAGCCTGTGGATTTTGATGGGTTTAAAAAGCTTCTTGGTGTGAGCCTGTTTGCCAAGGCGAAGAGTGATTACGTACCCCGTGAACCCGATGCGGTTCTAGCTGCGCTACTTGGTAACTTCACCAGCAAGTTCAAGACCATCATGATGAAGACGGTCGAGGGTAAAGGGTGTGATCAGCTTGCGTGGATTGTGCGAAACCAAGAAGACATGTCTGAGCCGATGTGGAGGGCTGGACTTTCAATCGCCGCATTTTGTGCGGATAAAGATAAGGCTATTCACCGCATCTCATCCAAGCACCCAGACTATAGTCCTGAGTTAACACACGATAAGGTATCCCGCATAAAGGGGCCCTACACCTGTAAGAAGTTCGATGAGTACAACCCCGGGGTGTGCCCTAGCTGCCCTAACTGGGGGGAGATTAAGTCTCCGATACTGATTGGTAAAGAACTAGGTGGAAACCCTGATGAACCGTTGAAGGTGATGGATCATCCAAGCACCGAAGTTGTAGGGGTGGAAGCAGTCCAAGAATATGAGATACCTGCATACCCTACCCCTTATCGTAGGGGCGCAACCGGTGCGGTGTTTATGGTCACTAAGTCTGACGACGAAGAGACCGAAGTACCTATTTACCACAACGCACTATACGTAGTGCAGCGCATCCGAGACCCCGAGCTGGGTGAGTCAGTGGTAATGCGTTTGCATTTACCGAAGGATGGAGTCCGTGAGTTTACGATGCCGCTCACGGCAGTCATGGCACGAGACGAGTTCCGTACATTCATGGCTAAGCAAGGTGTCGCTGTTTTGAAATGGGATGCTCTTATGGCTTACGTAACTCAATGGGTTAATAAGCTCCAGATGGATAGCGAAGCAACTGACGCCCGTAGGCAGTTCGGCTGGACTTCTGATGCGTGCGAGTCGTTTGTAGTGGGTGGCATAGAGGTCAAGAAAGACCGTATTGACCTGAACCCCCCATCGACTGCTACCTCCGGACTGTTTCCGGCGTTTAAACCGAAAGGTACACTTGAAGGGTGGAAGCAAACCATCAACTTCTATAACCGTCCCGGGTTTGAGGTGCACCAGTACATGCTGGGTATTGCGTTTGCTTCACCACTCATGCAGTTCATGCCTGTTAACGGGTCGATATTTCACCTGTACCACAAAGAGTCCGGTTTGGGTAAGACCACCGCGATGTTGGCTGGTGCATCTGTCTGGGGCAATCCTGAAGGTCTTGTCATGTTCGAGCGGGACACAACCAACACCAAGATGAACCGTCTGGAAGTCTACAAGAACCTACCGGGCTATTTCGATGAGATGACCAACACCCCCCCAAAAGAGCTAAGCGATGTGGCTTACTCCGTGCCTAGTGGTATGCAGCGCAACCGGATGGGTGCCAAAAGTAACGTTGAGCGGTATCGTGGAATGCCGTGGCATTTGATTGTGGGGATGACCAGTAACGCTAGTGCGATTGAGCGGATCAGTGTGTTTAAAGCTACGCCGAAAGCAGAGCTACAGAGGATTCTGGAATACCGTGCACCCATCATTGCCTTCCCCACCAAAGAAGAGACGGATATGTTCAGCACCGCGCTCTTGCAAAACTATGGGCACGCGGGGCCGGTCTATATTAACTACGTGATCAACAACCTAGAAGCAATTAAGGAGTTGTTAATTGCAACACAGAAGCGTATTGACGTAACAGCAGGATTGAAGGCTGAGAACCGGTTCTGGTCTTCGCAAGTTTCATGTGTTGTGACCGGCATCATGGTTGCCAAAAAGGCTGGGTTGGTTGAGTTTGACGTTAAGCGGCTGGTGAACTGGATCGTTTATGACCTCCTGAAGAGCGCCAAGGAAGGTTCAGAATCCATGAAAGAGGGTGTCGAGACTGTGTTGACCGACTATTTGTCGGAAAATTACAACAATATTCTGCGTATTACTAGCAACCAAGACGTTCGCAAGGACTCCAACGGCATCGAAAAAGCTATCCTGCCAGAGGCATCCCCACGCATGGTGCTGGTGGGGCGGTACGAATACGATGTGAAGCGTTTGTACTTATTGCCGAAACCATTCAAAGAGTGGTGCGCCAAATACCAGATCAACTATTCCGGTTTGATAGACGGCCTTAAGGAAGGCAAAACCAACGCCCGTAAAATGAAGCAGCGTTTAGGGAAAGGCACACACGTAAACCTGCCCCCCGTAGACGTGATCATGCTGGAATGCGCCCATTTCATGGACGAAAATACGGAAGAAGCTCTTGCAGCCAAAAATGCCCCGCTGGATAAAGCACTATTCGAGGCAACCGATTCAACTAAAGATATTTGAACTTTGTCCGGACGGTGTGCGTATCAAAATAGACTGGGATAACTTCCCGGTCGGTGCCTCTGTGTTTATTCCAGCAATCAATACCGAGCTTCTTAGGAAGCAGATTACCGCCATAGAACGCAAAAAAGGGTGGAAAGGACATGCAATATGCCGTGTCGAGTCCGGTAAATGGGGCTTACGATATTGGCGATTAGTGTGATACTATACGCCTGACAGACTCTCTCCCTGTCCTCTCCTTGGGTTGGTTCCCATTTCCCCCGGCTAGTCCGGGGGTTTTTTTATTCTTCGTCGTATTCAGCCAAGTTTGCCAACACTTCCGGCAACAACTTCTTGTTGAACGATACCCCGCTGATCATCTGGGAGGAGACTTTTGTACGGTCTAGCACCGAACGACGTAGGGATTCCCCGGTGATTGCCAATACTGGGTTACGTGCGTTGAACTCACCGATCTTTTCCAGTACGGCTTGTGCTTCCGAGGCATCACCCTCACGGGTGGCAATATAGTAACGTGTAAGCAATTTTGCCTTAGCATCGAGCCTTGCACGTTCCTTCTCTTTCTCTTTGCCTACCGTTTCCTGCACACGGCTGTAGTCTGCTGGGCTAAACCCGAACGCCTGACCGATAACGGAGCTGGGTGAAAACTCTTCCATGATGGCATCCCCACGGCGGGTCAACGCACCCTCAGTACCGAACCGGTATGCCTTAAGCAGATTGCCGAAAGCAGAGGGTAGGATCTGCTCAATCCCACGCATCGTATGCCCTTCTTGGATGTCGTTGATACCACGCAGTGTTTTCTGGGCTACACCGAATACAGGCCCACCTAGCGTTTGCATCAAAGACAGCATCGGATCGGTATCTTTGGACATAGTGTTGTCACGGAACAACAAGTCACTTAAACCCACACGGGATGCGATATCAAACCCAGTGAAGTCGTTGACCATACCCTTGTACCACTGCTCACCAAAGAATTTACGGGTCTCGGTACGGAAATCGTCTTCGTCGTCTTCTTTGAACAGGTCGTACATAAGGGCGGCTACGCCGAAAAGTGGTACCCCCTGCACACCCGACACCAGCGCAGCAGAGGCATAGATACCGGCGATCTGGCGCTTAGCCGCTTTACGTACTTCTGGGTCTGCACTCTTGAGGGACTCACGCGCCGTCTTAAACAACATGTAGTACATCGACACGCCATAGCGTTTGTACATAAACATGACCTTACCCAATGCGTTCTGGGCAATACGAGGGGCAGCAGCAGAAGCCACACCACCGTTAGTCAGTTCCGCCAGTTCAATCGCATTACGTGCAGCTTCCCTACGTGCGGCTTCGTCTATGGTACGCCCCTTCTTTTTCATGGCATCCAGCTCGAGATCATATGCAGCCATCAAACTGATCTGACGGTTCATACGCTCGCCATAGTGAAACAAGGCACCGGACACAGCGTTTACTTTTGTCACCAACGTATCTTCTGTACCTACATCCAGCATGTCATATGTCTGGGAACGGTTTAACTGCCCCCGATCACCCGCTTCTTCCGCCAACTCTTTGTACCGCATGATGTTGGGTGGGGTCTTAGGGTCGTCAAAGTTGTAGTTATCCAAGGACTGCAACACGCGCATCTGCACCCGGTCACCGAGAATAGTCTGGCGCTGCTGGGTAGTGCCGCTGTTAGCAAATACTTTGGAAGCCCTTCCGATAGCCCGTGCAGTAGCCCCGAATCCATACTTACCACCAAGATAAGGCAATACCACCAGCGGGATCTGTGACAAGTTGACCACTGCAGAAGACAGGTTAAAGCCCAACGTAGAAGCAAACGTCAATGAAGTTGCAACCTGTGACCACTTAGGGATGTCGGGGCTGATGGCGAACTGGATACGCTTGTGCAACTCTTCGTACATATCCTTGGCTTCTTGACCACGATCCGTCTTGGCTTCTTCCCGCAACTGAGCATCGAGGTTGGATAGCTTGGCGCTGTACTTAATATTAGCTAACTGCCTAGCCATACCAAACGAACGCTCTTTGAATGCACGCAACGCATCCTGCTCAAAACCGAGAGTACCCTTACGTTTACGGAACGCTTGGACGATTGCCGATTCTGGCAGCGAGTTGAGGAACAACTGCATGATCTGGTTCTTAGTTTTCTGATCAATACCGCCAGCATCCAACGTTTTAAGTACACTGTTAATAAATGATCCTGTTGGTGCACCACGGAATATGCCTTCGTTGATCTTGGCAAAAGTCTCGATACTGTCTTGATCTACCTGTGCATCACCACCAAGAGCATCAATCGCACGTTGTCTGGCACGCTCTGATTCATATGCTTCTATAACAGGTTCAGGCGTACCCGTACGGGGGTCTTTAATGTCGTACGAAAGCCAGAAGTCACCACGGCGTACCAACGGGAAGTATGGCTCAATGTTGCCGGTGCGTTCCATCATCTTGGCAAGCAACTGGGTTTTTACCGTGCGTTTGGTTTCGGCATCAACATCCGTGTCATCAATACGCGCACCAATCACCTTGCCAATTTCGTCGTACATCTTGGCGTAAGTGTCACGCATGCGTGAGTACAGGCGTTGCCCACCATTCTTTTCCATGCGTTTCCACATGGGGTTCAGTTCATCCCAGACTGCCAGCTTTTCTTTATCACCAAGATAAGTATCTCGTTTTTTGCTTGGGTCAACCTGCTCCAGCGTACTGAGGTACACAACCTTGTTGAAGTTACGCATGTCATCCAGTGATGCCTTTTTAGCAAACTTGGACGCTTCCGCAACAATAGGCTCTGTCTGGTTGATCAGGTGGTTCTGGTAGCCGGACTTCAAGTTAACCAATTCATCAACTTGTGGCGCACTCTTTAAGTACTTTTTCGCTACATCGACCAGCGAGTTCAACGGCAGCATGGCACGCAACAATGTTTTAGCCGCACCGGGTGCTGTACCCCGCAAGAAGTTGTCCACGGAATCTTTTGTACGCTCACTACCAAACGGCAATGCGTTAACTGCACGAGCTAGGGTATCTACTTTCTCATCGCCTTTACGCAGGAACGACGCTTGCTGTGCCGAAACCACAGGGGCGGTGCCATTTACGCCGGGAGCGGCGATAGCGTGCATTATCCGGTCAACATCTTGTAACGTTGTCTCGTATTTAGCGGGAGCCATACCAAGCAAGTTACGCACAAAGTCGTTGATTGCACGGGTAAACTTGGTCAGTAGCGAGATGTCTTTTTCTGGTGATGGGATAGAGTCCAGCAACTCACGGAACTTCTGGTTGCCAAACGCCTCGGCAGCGAACTCTTTCAGGTTGACTACGCCATACGTACCTTGAATGTTTTTACCAACGGCATCGTAAATGGCTTGCAGCTTCTTGGTCAGGGGGTGTGCCGGGTTGTCCAGCACCCGATCTGCTACCGCATGGGTTGACTCATGTAGCAACGTATGACCATCGAACCCGAGGTTTTCGTCTAGGTAGATTTCGTTTGTTGAGCTGTAATACGCACCGGTAGCGTCGCCATAGCCTTCACCAGACCGCTCAAGGATTGCCTTTTGGAACTCAGCGGTTGGCATGACACGTACTTTTACACCCTGCATACGGGCAGCAAGTACCATCGCAATACGTCCGGCTTCGCCGGGAGTCGCTTCAGCATAGGCACGCAACGCACCAATCAGATCACCACGACGCAACATCGCTTTGATATGCACTGGGAGTGGTACATACAACGGTGCGGCTTTGACGTTAGTCAGTTGATCTGATACTTGGTTGGTGAGTTTGGACGGGGCTTCTTTTTTACCCTTTCTTAGGCGCTCGTCCAGTGGCTTACGCACCTTACCTTTTACAGTAGTCTTCGGTGCTTCCGGCTCAGCAAACTGCTTCACCATCATGGCGAACGGAGAGCCAGCAGTACTACCAGCTTCAGCTTTTGGCTCTGTTTTTGGCTCTGTTTTTAATGCAGCCGGTGCTTCTGCTGTTCCCGTAACGTCTGTTCCAGCTCCTCGCTCAGGAGTAGCCAATCGCCCTGCTTCAACCCCTTCAACTCGTCCGGGGGCACCCACATCTGGGGCGGCTTGGTCGCTGCCCATACCATCCATGCCCACGCTAGGCTGATCTGATCGTCCGATAGGTTGTCCACGCTGCGCCTCCTGTTCTACCGGTGCAGTTGATGGCTCTAATATACCACCACGGGGGCCAAACATCTCACCTTGGCGTGTAAATTCTGATTGCTCAAGGACAGCCCGAATTGCTTTTTTGCTGGGTTCTGGTAGTGACGGATTTGCTAACGCCGCACGTAGTTCAGTATTAACTTGTTGGCGTTGTGTAGCGTCCCCCATGTCTTTACCAAGCAGACGTTTCCGTAACGCAGAACTTTTTGGCAATCCTAAGAAGTCAACCGAATCCTCGTTGACGACTGCTGTGAACGGTGCAGGTGTAGTAACTTCTGGTGTAATGGGACGCCCATACCGATCTACTTTCGACGTATCGACATCTGCACCCGCTAACTCAGGGGTAACACCAGCCCGTATCATCTCACCACGAGAAGGTTTCGGTGCTTCACCACGCTTAAACAAACCAAGTTGTTCTGGTTGCGTTGGTGCGCCGGGTTGAACAGTGGGAGTAGTAGGAGGAGTTGGAGCAATGCCAGCCTCTTGGAGATCTGCACCTGCTGCTTGTAGTTCATTTTGGATCTGCGCTTGCCTAGCGATTTCCGCCGCTTCAGCTTGCCGCCGTTGTTCCAGTTCCCGTTCAGCCATGGTGTAACCAAGTTCCTGCTCCATCTTGGTCATTGGTGCATTGCTAGGCACAGGTTCCGGCGCTGGGGGAGCAAACTGTAACGCCCCTTGGTTTACCCCCATAGCTTGTGGTATATCTACCGGCGCACCGTACTGGTCATACGCCTGTTTTACACCTACAAGTTCAGGTGGAAGGGGGTCGCCTTTAGCATCGAATAAATTTTGTGCCGCCTGCGGTTCGGCAGTTGGTTGTGGCGCTTCCGGGCCTTGGATTTCACCAACGGCTCTTTCAGCTTGACGCAATTCAGCCGGAAGCAATTCCCCCTGTGGCTCTTTAAACCGCTGACCTTCTTCCCACTGGGCAAGTTCTTCCCGTGTCATGGCAACCGAGCCATCTGGCAGCGCTACCGGAGTAAACGGCTTTTCACCACCCAACATTAAAGGTTCTTGTTCTACTTGTGCAGCTTCTTCTGCAGCCAACCTAGCTTGTTCACGTTCCTGCTCTATATCACCGAGTCTTTCGCGGGCGCGACCTCTCGCACCAACACCTGCAACACCACCGAATGTGCCACCAAGTACCGAGCCTGAAATAAAACTTTCTAGGTATTCGTCTTGCGCGGCCTTATCGGTAATATCAAGACCCGCCTGCAAACGCTCAAGTAGCTGTTGCCCAGTTTCGGTAAAGCCTTCAACAGTAGCTGCCTTACCACCAGAGATGACCGCGTTAGACAGGATGCCACGCTCAGCAATCTTTTTAGCTGCAGCTTCACTGATCTCTTTACCAGCGTCAGCAAATATCTTGCGGATACCCGGCACAAAACGCAGACCGACCACATCCAACGCAGCTTGAGCCGGTGCAGTAATTCCTGCCGCAGCAAGGTCAGTTTCAGAGAGTTTTTTACCCTCATCCATCTGACGCAACAAGTTAGTGCCCGTGAACTGCGCCGTACCAGCAGTAATACCCCCGATAGTTCCGGCAATACCAGCCGCCGCAGTACCAGCAAGAATGGGTTTAGCCGCAAGCGCACCCACAACAGGCGCAGCAATATATGGCAACGAGCCACCGAGGGTTTCTTTAAATTTCGTCCAAGGAGCCTCAGTCCAACCCTCTTCTGTAGGGCGGAATATCTCTTGCTGCCTACGTTGTTTTTCTTCAATATAAGACTGAGCTGCTTGCTCGTCCATCAACCCCAATCTACCCGCTACAGCAGCACCAGCAGCTTTAACCCCTTCTACTCCGGAAGAGAACGCTGCACCAAAACCACCCTCTGCAGTATCAGGAACCGGCGCGGCTTGTGGTTTGTTGGTGTCTTCGTAATACAGTTTTTGGGCTGCGGCTAGTATGGTTCTTTCGTCGGCACCGTCAGGGCCTTCGATTTTTAATACCCGCCCATCCGGAGCCTCTACCGAATAAATTGCCATACTACCCCCAAAAACTGTTAGTCTTTTAGCAGTCTAAAGCCACCCAAGTCACCGACTGGTTCTGGAAGGTTGAGCTTCTTAGCAAGCGATTTTTGTTGTTCGTACATAGGCCCGAGGCGCTTGCGTTTTTCTTCCGCGACTAGAGTGGGGAGAGCCTGCAATTGTGATTGTAGCTGTTGTTTTGTTTTGGGGTCAGCCAACAACATCTGCTCACGAATTTGCTTTTCTCTATTAGTTAAAAGTGTATCCATCTGCCCCTCTACACGAGCAATGTTGTTGGATACCACATTGTAACTACCGCGCAAGTTAGCATCTTCTTTCTGTGCGAGAGCAGCGCTACGATTTGCTTCACCTTCAGCACGTTGTGCACCGATAGCTGCATACTTAGATTGAATTTCTTGCAACTTGAGAACACTGCTGGAAAAGTCTTTGTAGGCGTCACCAGCTTCTTTCTTGTCGTTGCGATCCAAAGCAATCTTGTACTTCTGGAACGACATATCGGCTTCTTCTGCAGCTTCCATTGCTTTACGGGCATTAGCCTTACCGGACATGTATGATGCACCGCCAGCCTGAGCCGCCAAAGACAGCCCTTCAGCAAACGATTTACCACCCATCATAGCAAGACCAGCCATCATGATGGCATCGTACTTAGCCGTATCTTCTTGCTTGGTAGCACGCTCCATACGAGTCTTGACGCGGTTCTGCATATCGTCCAACAACTTCTGATCTTCTGGGCTACGCCGTACAGCCTGATTGATTTGGTTCTGATACTCTTCAAACGTCGTGGGGATTGCACCAGCACCACTTCTAGCCATACCTGCACCAGCAATGCCGGGAGCCATGGGGGTAGTAGCAGGAGCGCGTTTTTCTTCTGGCGGGACACCTTCTACGTTAACTTCTTTTAGCTGGGCAATACCGGGGGCTTGTGTGGGCGCTGACATACCCATAGCCGATTCATCAATCATCGGTTGTTGGCGCTGCTGCAATACATGTGGGGCGTTCTCAGCTACCCACCTTTCGCGGAGCGCCTCGTCTTCTGCAACTCTAGCTTCTTTTGCGGATCGGATTTTATTGCCCAACCATTCAGTCATAGTCGGGCCGGGGGTATAAACACTCAACTCTTCAGCCGTGCCATACGGGGCATCCATCGGTGCGCCACCGCCCTGCAAAGCCACAATGCCACCACCAGCCATACCGGGAGCACCTACTGTAGCGGCTTGCGCTCGTTTAGCAACTTGATCAGCTAGTGTGGGGGTACTTGCGGCACTGGGATTGTATGGTTGTCTAGCTTGTGCACGGCGCTGCAATTCTGACTGGATAGTACTCAGTGTCACTGCATCCTTGACGGTGCGGGAATAAGCAGCAAGTTGTGTGTCAGATAAACGACGCAGTTTGCTGGGTAAAGATCTTGCATCTTCCAACGTCATGGCTTCTGCTGCTACAGTCCCACCTTCTGCAAAGCGTTTAACCTGACCGCCCTCTTTGCCACGACCCAATGCGCCGTAACCAGCCATTGCCAAGCCGGGAAGCTGTGCTGCTATAGACGGCTGACCGCCATACATCGTTTGAGTGGACTGAGACATTGGCAAACCACGGACAATATCCGAGAAGAAGCCAAGTTGTTGGTATGGGAAGTTCTGTGATGCCAAATAGTTCTGGTAATCAATGTCCAACCCTTGTTGTTGCTGGGCTTGTTGCAACGCACCATACTTCTGTATTGCGTCGGTAACTGCCATTTGCTGACCGAACTGTGTTTGACCCAATGCACCAAGTTGTCCTGCTGCACCAGTAGCTGCCTGAGCGCCAGAGATACCAAGACCCGCCCCTTGAATGCCAGCTTGTGCACCTTGAATGCCACCGAGAGCGCCTTGCACACCAGCCTGCACACCAGAGATCCCTGTTTGAGCACCTTGAATACCAAGGTTTGCACCTTGCAAAGCAGACTGATAACCAGAAAGACCAAGTTGACCCGCAGCAAGTTGCTGCCCCGTACCCTGAAGCCCTGTCTGAGCGCCCTGCATACCAAGGCCGTACAACTGCCCCGCTTGCCCAAGACCCTGAAGGCCGACCTGTGCACCTTGAATACCTTGTCCTGTACCAGCTAAACCAAGTTGCCCCGCAGCAAGGCGTTGACCTGTGCCTTGTAGCCCAAGACCTGCACCAGCAATAGCCTGACCCGTACCCTGCAAGCCAGTCTGAAGTCCCTGATAGCCAGCCTGAAGTCCTTGAATCCCGAGACCTGCCCCGTACTGTTGCGCTTGTTGCGCCTGCTGGAACGCTTGCTGAGAGCCTGTGGCTTGGATATCACCTAATTGTTGCGCAAGGTTTTTCTGAAGTTCAGCCTCTACGATTCCTTGACGGGCACCGCCAAACGCCCCACTTGATACAGCCCGGGCTTGGTTAGCTTGACGCTGTATATCTGCCTGACGGATAGCATCGCGCTGTTGTTGTGCCACCACATTCTGCATGTATGGTGACATATAGGCTTGTTGAGCTTCTGGCGACGTAGCCATCTGCTGATAGGCTTGCTGGGCACCAAACCCTTGTTGTGCAGCGGTAGCAGCTTGAGCTGCCATTTGTTCACCACGCACCCCAGCGGATGCACCCATCTGCCCGTACACATCTGCCTGTTGTTCAGCAGCACGTTGAGCAGCTTTCGCAGCTTCTGACCCTTGATAACCGAACCCAGCCGCAGACTGAAGAAGTGAGCGTGCTTGTGGGACAAGTTCTGTAGCTTGAGCGCCATACCCAGCGCCCTGTGCGCCATATCGTTCTGCAGCTTGCCTAATAGCCTCAGCTTGTCCAGCAGTAGATTGTTGTGCCGCCTGACCGATGCCGTAACCAAACCCGCCAAACTCAGAGCCTAGCTGTCCGTAACCTAGACCTTTCAACCCAATATCAGCAGCTTGTTGCCCAAACTGAGCGCCTTGTTGACCGAATTGAGCGCCTTGTTGACCATACCCCATCGCAGCTTGACCTGCGCCAAGTGCCATATTGGAGGCATCTGTAAGTTGGGGCGCAACCTGTTGACCGGCTACCTGTTGAAAAGCCTGAGCCTGCATGGGGGTAAACCCTGCAACCCTTTGCCCTTCATATGGTTGATACCCAGTAGCAAGCTGACCCTCCATGAGGCCCGCCGCTTGACCAACCATGCTCTCGACTTGAGGGCGTAGGTAATCTGGGATAGTTGTCTGTGTGACTGTTTGGCTGCTAGGTTGCGATCCGCCGCTCATATTGATACCTCTGAAATTCGATATTTATCTGTGAAACCAAAGCGACGCCACAAACGAGCTACGGAGTCATTTACCGCGCCTTCTATTTTTGTAGCACCAAAAGATTTACACAAAAGACAAAGTTGGTTAAAGGTGTCTTGATTGGCAACCAACCGCCCACCAATGTACATCACAAACGCGACCCGATGCCTCGGACGATTAAAGAAGTTAACTACTGCCGCGCCTTTTACCGCAGAATCAGCAGCAGCGACAAACAAAACCCACTGACCAGAAGATATGTAAACTCGCACTTCTTCCAACGTGAAGTCATTTTCTCCGACCTGATTATCCACCGCGTCCCGAATATACTTTTCCACCAAAGGCCAAGTCTGGTTCACAAACTCCAATGGGACATGCTGTATTTTCATTCTGGCATGACTTCTTCAGGGTTAACTTCTGCCTGTTGTTTAGTTTTACCATGAGCTGCGGCACGGATCTTGTCCATCATCTCGTACAACTTCTCAGCGCCTTCTTCAGGATCGCCTTCACCGAGCATAGCAACGACTTCTGCAGGGATATAGACTTCACCATCAGCTATACGTGCAGCCTTACTACCTTCGATTGTAGCGGGAATATCATCACTTAGGCCATCCCCATCACCCTCAATCAGCATAGCCATGCCAAGATACTGATTCAGCACCTCTACACCAGCTTTGGTGCTGCCATTGCCCAGTGCGCTAACCACATCGGCAGGGACAACAAACGCATCAGACTCCATCTCGCCGCCTTCTTGGAAACGGGGGATCTGGTTAACCGCAGTAATGCCACCGGAAGCTAGTTTAATTGCACCACCCTCTTTATTCCCACTGCCAGCATTGGGGTTCCAACCAGTCCTATAACCTTGTGAGTAATCTTCTGCCGATCCCGCTGGGGCGGGTGTTGCTGTTACCGGTGCCGGTGCCGCTGGTTGCATACTCTGATACTGCATCTGTTGCCCCATCAACTGGCGGTCACGATAACGCTCTTGCTCAACCGGGGTTCTTGGGCGAAGTGCCTGCGGCATAGGCATCTGGTTGTACTCGTAATTCGCACGGTTGGCTAGGAGCTGGTTGTAATCGCTTACCGCTTGGCTTGGAACATTTACCGGAGCCTGATAGCGATTTGGGATCATAGCCACGCCAGCTTGTTGCACAGGTGTTGCGCCTGTCATGGGGGCAGTGGGGGGCAGGGGAGAAAACGCTTGTTGACGCTGTTGCGCTGCAGCAGCAATACCCGCCGCTTCTGGGGACTGCATGATATGGGCGCGGATCTGTTCTGGGGTAGCACCTTTCTGTATGTCACCCATCCAGTATTCTTTACCAGCGGCGTCAGGGGTTCTACCTAGATAGTCGCGATACGCATCCTCAATACCACGTTCACCAGCTAAATTTTTACCCTCTTCAGAAGCCTTGATTTGCTGGATAATGACGGGCATTGGGGTACCAGCAGCAGCCGAGTTTGCCCAGTAATTTAGACCCGCTTGATCAGGTTCACGTTGTAGATATGTGCGGTATACACGAGCGATCTGGTTTTTGATGCTTTCCATCTGCCCTTCTTCAACTTGACCACCCTCTGCATAGCCATAAATGCTAGGCATCCTACCAGCGTAGTTACTAGCAGAAACAACTGGGCGACGGGTGAAGCTACGCCCTACTGGATCATAGTCGTATTGGCGGATATTGGATTCCGACTCCCCATCTTTCGGCTGGTTAGTATTTGAAGACGCTAGGCTAGACGCGAGTAGTGGCAACCCAACCATGGATTTGTTTTCTTTGAGGTACTGCAAGGGGTCGTTCATAAGCGCGTCGATACCAGTTAGCTTTGGTAAAGAATCACCCATAAACTGAGAAACGGGGGCTTGCATACCCAAGGCTCCACCACTAGTACCGGCAAAAAGCTCGCCAGCAGGGGGCATCATAGATCCAGCAGCCCCAGAAGGCGCAAGCGCGGATGCGGCATTGATACCTTGCCCTGCGCTGACCTGCCCACCAAAAGCACCTAGCCCTTGAGAGGTACCAAGTCCAGTAAACATTTCCCCTGCAGCGGGCATACTAGAACCGATTGTTGTACCCATCCCTGCGGTTGCCACGTTTGTAGCACCTTCTGCAGCGGCGGTTGTAGCAGCGTTAGTGGCGGCGGTTGTTCCAGCACTACTCAAAGCGGAACCAATTCCACCCGTGGCAGCACCGGTTATCCCCCCAAGTAGCGCACCTTCCAGAATATTTTTATCCTGCAATGCTGCAGAACCAGCGCCTATCGCCGCTCCAATCGCCAAACCAGTCAAAATTGGCATGATTAGACTCCATTCATAATTTCAGGCGACTCTAGGCCAGTGCCGCGCAGGTTGTGTAAACAGCAAAAGACGACATCATCAGTGAGCGCCTTGAACATGTGCTTCTTGCCAGCTTTAATCGTAACAATAGCCGGAGCCGTGTAAACGCCTTTTAATGCCCCATCCTCCCAACATTCGGCCTCACCACGAGCAAGTAACGTAATATGGTCGTGGGTATGGGCATGCTGGGCAGCGATACTTTGTGCAGTCTTCATGGTGTACGCACGAACCCAAATATCATCCACCTCGGCAAACTCCACATATTCGTGTTCGACGGGGACGTACTTTGGGTCTTTTTGTAGCGTTTCTAAATCCATGCGTGCCTCGGCAGAGGGGGTTGTTTAATGGTAACATTTTGGGTTATCCACGGCAATCATTCTAGGGAAGATACAAAAGTGATACTTCCTACAGCAGACGGGTTCGCCGGACGTACATATGGGGTAGTCTGTTCTGCTATATGTTCCATATATACCCCGTTTACAGGGCCGGTTGGGTTATACGCTTGGCTTGTTGCCCACCATAGCTTGATGTTATCCCCACCAATAATTGGGAATGTGATAGAGGAATAGGCAACCAAATACCCATAAACCCCCTCACTTTTCCTTGACGGGATGGTAAATCGGCTAGAGGAATCCGCCACAACAGTGCCATTTGTTTGCAACCAGACAAATACATCATGTGCAGCATTGTCTGTGTTTATAAATTGCAAACTATAGTCAATCTTGTATACGCCAGACGTTGGGCAGGTTGCACTACCGTCAAGATTCAAAACAAAACCAGCATTCGTTCCTAGCGTATTAAATTTAACGAGCGTCGGATCATTGTTCCCATCGGCATATTGGTCAGTTGAATCGCTTGCAGAGATATGAGGATTATTAAAGTACTGCCCACCCAACGGCCCAAGTACCGCTGCATTAATGTTGTCCACTTGGGTAAAATACAACCGCAGTACGTTACTATGCTGGTCTTGCTGCCCTTTGTTGTACTCCAGTGGTGCAATCGGTAAGCTTGGGGCTTTAGACGGGATAAGTAGTTTAGTCGTCATCAAGTACCCCTAGCGCCATCAGCGCGGATGTCGATACGTGGTGCGCCAAGTTGCCATGCAGTGCCTAGACTGGTAGACGAAATACGGAACGACATCTGCCTACCACGAACCCGAGTAAATACCTGCCCCGTAAACTGTTGCACCGGGTAAGTCGCTGTTCTAACCACGTTTGTATCTGGGGTGTAGTAAATCACAGGGGTATTGACGGTGTGTGGTTGGGCAACTGTGTTAAACACCCCACGAGTGCACCCGGTAAACGACGATGCGGTAATACCCGTGTACGCGATGACTTCCGTATCAATACTGACAAACCCGCTGGGGTCAAACCCTGCTGTACTGATGACCGGGATAACCGTCGCTGTTGCATCAATCGTCTGAGGGTTAATACTAGTAATGCCTTTGTAATTTGTACCGGCGTTCACGCGTGGCAACAGGGAGATGTAAACATCCGGACTGATCGAGACTGACCCCGCAAAGTTCACGTCCGGCAGCATCCTGCGTACAAACCCAAAGTTGTGCCCATCATCAATATCAAAATCAGAAGACTGGATAAAGGCGTTAATGGGTGTCGGGCTATCTGTTTCGGCGTTGTCATAGCCGTTCTCGTGGAATACTAAGACTCCAGACTCGTCGTTACCAACAGCAGCAAACGGGGTGCTATATACACCGCTGTCAAACCACGCAGTACGGTTTAGCGTTCCGTAGTACCAGACCTGATCCAAGTAGTTATAGATTACGTATTTGTCATTTGTTGGGCTTCCGCCTTCCCGGTTGGCACGAACAACCTCGTCGTTGGACACGTAATACCACCAGACTTCACTAAAGCCCTCATTGGTGCCAGACACGATTTGGAACGCCTGATCATACGCCAAGTCTTGGAAGATGTATTGACGCACCGTACAGGGGAGTGTATCCACCCGACCAGAGTAGGAATAGAACTTATCCGTACCCATCCAGAACGCCACGTTACTTACCATCGACACCGCATTCGGCGAGACGATGGAGATGTTATCCATCAAAAGAGTAAAGCCCCAAGTGTAGGGTGGCCCAAGATACTGCATAGAAAATAGTGCCGAATCTGTCCAGATCAGGATTTCCTGACGGGTTTCTCTTGCACATACCGTGAATGACCCTGCAGATAGGCGCTGTTCGCCAGCCTGTGTTGTTGCATCAATTGTCCATTCATATGGGTTTTCTTGGTCTGACCAACGGATTGTCATTGGGTCGAAATCATTCGTACCGTAGGGGTTAGCCCCAATCGCAATTACAAAACGAGATACATCGGACACTACAATCTGGTTGGTCTGGGTAGGGACTTTTGTTCCGTCGTACAGTGCAGCAGTTGCAAGGGTAGACAACAACACCGCAGGGGGATAAGCCGCCGTGTTATTTACCCAATAATAGATTTCCCCACCACGAGGACTAATCAGTAGGTCTTCTCCGTATGTATCATGCGTCCACAACCGAAGCTGCTGAGGCACACCGAAAGCCACGTCAGATCCTTCGCCCCACCCTGTTGTACCAAGTGTACCAATAACCTGATATACCTTGATCGGGGGTGGAGTGGCGGATGGCGGGGTGGGCGGGACAGCGTGTTCAGTTGCAGGGGTGGAGTTTCCGTTGATCGTGGCGCCTCGTGTACACCCAGTAAAAGATGTTGCCGTGATGCCAGTGTAAGAGATGATCTCACTATTGATCTGAATAAACCCGGTGTTTGAAAACCCAGTCGTGGAGTCCACGTTGATTGTGGTTGAGCTTGCATCCAACAAGACGTTTTTAGTGCCAGAGGTGTAGACCAGATCAGCAGATACTGTCTTGTTTGTCCCGTTCCAAAAACCTGCACCCCAACCGTTACCAGTCGAGAACACTGGAAGGCCAATATTAATCTGGAATTCAGCCTTAACCGCAGCCCCGCCGCCGGTGGTAGTAGAAGTCGCTACTTCACCAAGATCAATCTCGAACGTAGAACCCGAGATGACGTTAATAATTTCAAATTCGGCGTTAAATAAATCACCGTCAATCCCACCGATTGTGGCAGCGGGCACACCAGAAAACGTAACGTAGTCGCCCTTCTGAGCGTTATTAGCTGCAATGGTAACTATGACGATAGAAGAGTCTTGTGTCGTCGCAAACGGGTTTGCCGCAACAGGGTCAACAGTCAGTCTGATCGGGGTGATATCCCTATAACTGGTTAAGTTTGGCAGGATGTAGTACTTTTTGTGGGTACCAAGACCAATCAACTTGTTACTATCTAGGTCAACCCAATTAATCAACGCACGGCACACACCCTTAAAACGCTGCCCAGAGGCTGCACGAGTCCACCCACCAATTTTCTCGGGGAACCCAGAACGGAAGCGGATTTTGTCGCCATCAAACCAACCACCCTCGTTGGCATAGTTCGTATTTTCCCTATTAATTCCGGGCTTGAACAGGAGCTTTTTTAATGGCATAGGGTTTATCCCAACATAAACGGCACAGGGTAAATTACAGCTTCATGATGTACGCAAGCGCATAGTATGGCGGTAATACACTAAACGCAGTACCTGTACCAGTTGAATCAGTTGTGCCCGTAGCAGAAAATGTGTGGACGTGCGAGGCATTGGACGAACTAGTATTACCACTCAAAGTATGGCTGTGGTTTGCGCTCGCATTTTGTGTATTGCCACTAACTGCGTGGGTGTGGTTTTGGGACTGATTACTAGTAGACCCAGTGAGTGTATGGGAGTGCGCACCAGCCGTGCTTGTTGTATTGTTGGCGATGGAGCCAATATCGGTTGTGCCCGCAGCCCCTTGCGCGTTGTTTGCGGCGCCGCTAAGTACTGTATGACTATGACTACCAGCCTCAGCAGTGGCAAGAGTTCCTGAAGAGTGGGTATGAGATACGCTTTCCGTTGCGGACGTTACTGCAAATGAGTGGGTATGTAGCGCCCCATCCAACCCTGTCGAACCAGACAAAGTGTGGCTGTGACTTGCGTCGGCGTTTGCAGTTGACCCAGAAATACTAAATGAGTGTGTATGTGACGGTAGATTAGTTGACAGCAACGTGACCGAAGCCGCTCCGCCTGTGGCATTAACTTGGTATGTATTACCCGCGCCGACCACAAACCGATCACGTAAATCCGGCGTACCGTTTGCACCATTACACAGCGCCCAGCCGGTTGGTACAGTATTAAGCGCACCCGCCCACAACATGATCATGCCGGTTACAAACGTAGACTGGGCGGAAGGTGTACGCGCTACCCACTGAGAAGTTGGCCCATCCCAAGTTGCAACCTGTCCGTCAGAAGAACCACCGAGTAGGCCAACAGGGTTAGTGCCATCACCGACCAACAAGCGCCCACCAGTAAGCGTACTACGCCCTGTACCACCATTTGCCGATGGGAGAGTGCCGGCAACCTCAGTCGATGCGTTAACTGTCGCAACTGCAGTAAGACTTCCAGTACCGCCGGGTGACTTGATAAACCCGCTGATAAAAGATGTTGCACCTGTACCACCACCGGGAACCGTCAACGTACCAACGTCTTTTGTCTGAATGCCAGCCAGTGCGCTTGAGCCGTCGCAAAAAACCAACGTGGCTTCGCCGTCTAGGACAGTAACAAGGTTCGATACTTGCCCAACGGTCTTAAAAATAATCGTCTGTCCTGACTGGTTCCGCACCACGTACAGTTTGGTTTTAGTCGGGATGATGATGGTCTTTGTACCAGATGGATTACCCTCAAATTTCAACACCGCCGCACGGGCTTCATCCAATGCACCATCGCTTGTCTTGAGCGTATAGTCTCCCGCCCCACCGGAGAGCGAAATAGTTGTTACGCCAGCAATTGCTTGCTCAAGCAGGTCGCCAAGGTTTTTATTGGTTGTTTCGCCCCACAGGCCAGACTGTTCGCCTGCACCGATGAGTTCTAAGCGCAACAGGGGGGAGTAGGTTGATGGCATGGCACTTCCTTAATAAAAGTTATCCTAATTTTACCCAGCTTATGCCAGCATGGATAGGGCGATGTCCTCAGATTCCTTGGTTCTACGCAGCCAACCACGCCCAAACGTCGGGAAGTGAGGCAACGACTGGTAATACTCTGCACGGGCGTCCGTGTAATCCACAATCAATTTCTCTGCATTCTCGTCATACACCGCATGGGTCGCACGTAGCGTTTGGGGGCCAATTCCGCCGTCAGCAGGCACACCCACTAGGTTCTGAAGCATCTTGGCAGCACGCCCATTGCCTGCATTGACACCAAAATCAAACACCAAAAAGTCCACCCCAGACGGCAGATCGTCCCCACGCACCTTATCCCAGTACAGGGTTTTGTAGATGTCGTAGACTTCATCCATCGTGATGTTCTTTAGGTCGTTGGCAGTCAAGTGCTGGTTTCGACGGTATGAGCGATAAGTATTTAGGGTTATCCCTAAGTTAGTCGCTCCGCCCGGGTCTTGGGGGTGATCCACGTAGCCGCCTTCATGCTTGAGCACCTCTTTGATGCTTCTTTCCCAGTTCTGCTTCATTTAACGCTTTGCCTCCAGTTGTTGGAGTTGTTTGACCCACTCGAAGCAGGTTTTGGCGTAGGCTGCAGCTTGATCGGCTCGGCGGGTCTCGGATAAAAGAAATTCCGAAAGCTCTCTTGAAAGTTTACTTCCGGTGGGGGGAGTAGCAGGCTTGGTGGTGGGCTTGGCATCGGTGGGCACGGGGCAATCACTTGGGGTGGCGTGACGGTCGTACAGGCCGAACTCATTAACAAGACGCTCATTATCCCGCCCAATCTTATCCAATTCTTGCTTGAATTTTGCATTTTGTACCTCGATCTCTTGAGCCAGCCGGTTGTTTTCACGCTCGACTTCGATGGCTTTTTGTTGGGCTTTCGCTACCGCATCAGCAGCATCCAGCTTCATTTTGGCAACAATGGACTCATGCTTGGCGTTTTTATAGTCCGCCGTTATCCACCATGCCGACACCGCACCGACAGCGAAACTAATACCTGCGGCTATCACGGTAGTCTTGATCGTTGAAATCATTTCGCCAATCCTTGTTGTACGAACGGGAACGCATAGTGTCTTGGTGCATCCTGACGTCCTCCCACGAAGCAAATCCCACGTACGCACCCACTACCGCCGAGACAAACATATAGAACGGTATAGCGATATCGCCTAACTGCCTAGAATCACTGGCAAGAACCAAAAGCGGATACCCGATAGCAGCGACCATACAGATCCACGCCATGCGTCTACGGTTCTTCCAGCGATCTTGATCTGTCATTCTACCGCCACCCAAACTTCTTCCGGCTTAACAGGCCACGTCTCGACCGTCACAGGCGGATTAACTGCAATCTTTCTGACGTTGCTACGGTATGCAGCGAACTCAGCAGCGTTCGTTAGGTATGGATCGGAGATGGCAGGATCGGATACGTCAGGGATGGTTGTCCAATCTGTAGCCGTGAGAAGTGAGGCGGCTTGCTGCTTATTAGCTTGTTTGGCTGCATCTTCTTCCTGTGCAATCTGCTCTGGCGTCTTGTCTACAACGATCCAGACTTGTTGCCATTGGTTATCATTGAAAACGGGTGTACCTTCTTCAAGGTATTGCAGCGATGTGTATTCTGGTGGTGTTGTGTTGTAGACAACGTACATACCGAACCCTTCAAGAGATTCGTTACTTGCACCCGCAGCAAAGCTAGTATTAGGATTGTCTTTGCGTAAGTCAGCAAGCGTGTATGGATACTGAGCGACTGCGCCGTTTTCAATGAGTGCGTACATTTAAACCACCTGTTCCTGAATAACAGATAACATGATCTTTGCTTTCTTTTGCTCAAGCTGCTCGGATGCCAAGAGCGTTTTAAGCTGCTCGACAAAGCCAGAAAGTTCAAGCTGCTCTGATGGCGGAAGTTCCGCAATCTTTTTGAGCGCAATAGAGTAGTTATCAATGTTGATTTGATAATAAAAAACCTCTTGCTCCCTTGCCTCTAAGGATGATGCAAGTACTTCTTCACGGGTCTTGGGTGCTTCGGGTGCTTTGGTATCGCTCATTAAACTGCTCCTTTATAAAATTCTATTAAATGCTACGCCGTAACCGGTACTAGGAGGTAGAGTTGCAGGGTCAGCGTATTTAGTACCGAATCCACTTCCACTCCAAGGGTAAGCTGTAACATATGGTGATGTACTGTGAGCAACAGCTATTGCTGAACCATTAGGACTAAATGCTACTCCTCGTCCATTACTAGTAGGAAGTGTTGCAGGGTCAGCGTATTTAGTACCAAAACCTGAACCTGACCACGGGTAAGCTGTAACATATGGGGATGTAACGTGAGCAACAGCAATCTGGTCAATCGGATAGCCGCCTGCTGTCCATGCTACTCCTCGTCCAACACCTGCAGGAAGTGTGGCAGGATTGGCATACTTAGTACCGAATCCACTACCTGACCAAGGGTAGGCTGTTATGTATGGTGATGTAAGGTGGGCTACTGCTATTGCTGATCCATTAGGGCTAAAGGATATACC